CACCTGTCCAAGGTGCCGAGGTGAGGACATCTCCAACTGTGCTAAGAAAGCATTCACACTCAAAAGTGGAACGAAAACCCAACTTAAGGGGATCTATTGTTTCAGGTGTGAACGGCTCTTCACAGCACCGTGGGAACTCCTCGGAAAAGACTGAGAAGCCCCCTCAACCCCCGCGTGGTAGAGATCTGCCCATGTTTGCGGGGAAGTCACGAGATAAGACAACTTCATCTGGTCTTTGTCGTGAGAATTTGGCACCACTTTTCGCACCTGAACAGGTCGAAGTGAAGCCGGCTAAACGCTTAAACGTTTGTGTTAAACGGAAGTTGCGGGAGTTATCAACGCTCCCCACGGACAAGGAGTTACACTACTACCTTTGTCTTGAATTCGCGTTCGTTCCCCGCACATCAGATGTCTTCAGGTCCATGGTTGTAAAGGCCAAGTCATACCTGAAGACCTTTGATATGGGTGAGATGACAGCTGAGGAGACCTACAAGTTGGTCATGCGTTGCGTCAGATCAGCGATGCTTGTACCACCTGAAGAAGAAGTCACTAGACAGGTTCTGAAGCGGTCAAATGAACTCGATATAGCGGCCAAACAAGCCAATATGATATCAACAGGTATTATTGGTAAGTCCCGTAACTTCTTGGGTTTGAAGAAGGAATTCCAGCTTCCTTCCGTACCCAAGTCTAAGCATTAGGCCAGCATGTTGGATGCTGTCTGCGTTGGTAAGCAACCCACTCTACCATCACTACCGCGTAGCAGCTTTAACGCACCAACGTGCGCTTGCCAGTGTAAAAGAGTCACTACAAAACTCTTCGATTTCGTTCCAAACCTCATACCCAGTGTGGTTTGGACCCATAAAGCCTGTGTGTGTAATGAAGTTGTTGCATTAAACCATCGACATCAACTTGATACGGGTGCACGTTACACTTACAAAGGTGATTTGTGGGAGAAATTGAAACCTCATGTTAAGTACATGAGGCCTTGTTCGCAATCTACAATCATTGAGCACGCCTCGTCGAACAAGAGAAAGTTGTTGCAACAAGCAGCGGAATCACTAACAACAGAGGATTTAAATGTTAAGGATGCAAAAGTCAGGATGTTTTTGAAGGACGACAAGTATCACACATTGAAAGTTGGTGCCCCTAGGTGCATCCAGTATCGCAATAAACGGTACTGCCTCCCGCTAGCAACATACTTGCATCCACTCGAGAAGTCTGTGTACGAGTGGTTGGACGCCTCTGGGACTCGGATTTTTGCAAAATCCCGCAATCTAACCCAACGTGGTTATGACATTCAAACCAAGTTTGAACACTTTGCCAATCCAGCAGTGATATCGTTGGATCATAGCAAGTTTGATTGCCATGTTAACAAACAACTGTTGGCATTAGAACACAAGTTTTACAATGCCTGTTATCAATCAAAAGAACTTGCAATGCTTCTTAAATGGCAGAACTCAAACATTGGGTCAACCAAAAATGGCACAAAGTATCGCACCGCGTACACTAGGATGTCCGGAGACCAGAACACTGGTTTAGGGAACTCCATTATAAATTATGCCATGACTAAGCAAATTTTGGATGATCTGGGAATCAAGCACTGTCTTTACATCGACGGTGATGATTTTCTCATATTCGTCGAAAGGTCTACAGCACATTTAGTGGACCCAAAAGCTTACACGAAGTTTGGAATGTCAACCAAGTTAGATTCTATTGCTTATGAGATTGAACACATTGACTTTTGTCAAACAAGACCAGTGTTCAATGGCGTCGGGTACACAATGGTTCGGAATCCTGTTAGAATGTTGGAAAGGATTCAATGGGGTGTGGGAAAATTTCAACATTCCTACATCCGGAGTTATTTAACTTCAATTGGGCTGTGCTGCCTGAGTCTCGGCATGGGATTACCAGTAGAACAGTACATTGGGAACACACTTGCAGCTTTAGGTGGCAGGTGGGTTAACACAAGCCTGAACCATAGTGCCAAACAGATGTTTATGCGACCCGGTAAAGCTAAACTTGTAGAACCGACATTACAAGTTAGATTGTCGTATGAACGCGCCTGGGG